CCAGTAACTGTAGCAGTTGTGGTGTCTTCAACTTTTAATACTGTTACAGCATCATTGTTAACAAGGTTGCTTGTAAAAGTAATAGAGTTATTTGCTGCAGATGTAGTGTAGTCATTTGCTCCACCACTTCTCATTAGTATACCATTCTTATAAACTAAGAATACTTCTGAGTCTGTATGCGTATAAGCTATTTGTACTTGAGTAGATGTAATTGCATAATCTGTACGAGAGAAGTTAGATATGCTACTTGTACGAATTTTGTATATAGTAACTTTATCACCAGAAGTTAAACCTGATCCAAATGTTACAGTGTCATTTGCTGCTGATACTGTGTATGCAGATTCTGCTTGAAGTAATCCATTCTTATATACTACTAAAACATCTGTAGATGCATTAGCATATGGGAATACTGTTTGACCAGAAGTAGCTGTTTGATCGGAACGATCAAAAAATATTGACTGACCGATAGTTCCTAAGTCTGATCCGTCTGCACCTTTCAATGCTGACGCTGCTGCTATTGTTATCCAACCTGCTGTAGCAGAAGTATATGTTCCTACTCTGTATTGTAATCCGTCTGTTGAATCATATTTAAATTCTACTGGACCTTCCCACTCTCCAGATGAATTAAATAGTTGACCTAATAATTCTGATAATGTTTTCTCTCCTAATTCTGCTGCATTCACATATCTTATAATATTTTCTAATTCAGTATTAATATTAGTAGATGAAGAATAGTTAGATGGAAATTGTTGTCTTAGTCTTGCCATAGTTTAATCTCTTGTATTTATTGCTAGTCCCATTATACGAAGCAGCCCTGTACCACTTGATGTAAATTTAAATTGCACACCTTTATATCGATGCAGAAATTGTCTTTCATATTGCCTAGTTAATGGCACATCAGGGAAGTTATTGTCGTCCCCTGTGTCATCAATAGTAATGTTTAATGAGTCTAATTGAGTACCTTTTTCATTAAAAGCCTCTATGGTTAGATCTCCAAAACCACTAGCATGCAGTATAAATGATGTACTCTCTTTTACCTTATCTAAAGATCCATGCCATAATATAGGTGTTGTTACTATCATTGTTGGACTAAACTCTGATTCGTCTTCTATATTAGAAGTTGTAAACAAACCACCAGACGTTCCTAATACTAACTGCCCACCTAGAAAATCACCACATCTAGCGTTTAGATGCTTACCAGTTGACCATTTAGAATCTCCTTCCATAGGATTTATAGCATACGTTATCTTATCACAAAGAACATCTGAAACCTTTGGAAAGAAGAAATGAATGTGACCTTCATCACCATCTAGTGTACTTGCTATCTTTTCTGGGTTTGGACACTCTCTTAATAATTGCCTATATGTTATATCTATCTTTGATGACAGAGCCATTGATGATATTGTTACACCATTTTCTTCAGATCTCTTTAGTGAGTGTATACCATCTCTAGAACAGAATATAAGATCAGTACCATATCTAACTATAGAGTTGTGAGATATTGTACCTGTTGTTGTAGTCACCTTATTCTCTAATACCCAAGCAGTAAAGTCTGGATCTATATTAAATATTATTACTTGGTCATTTGTAAATATTGCCAGTTTGTTTGTTTCTATTACACCTAATCCTTTTATCTCATCTGCTGTACCTATGAAGTTTTTTATATCTAGGAATGCTCCACGAGTAACTGATGATTCATCAGCTGCTTCTTGCTTAGCAAAGAAATTTTCATCATCAACACGAGAGAAATGTATTTCAGATGGTTTACCAGTGATACCAGCAACAGCTAATCTTCTACCTACAGACACACAATATGATGGTCGTAAATGCTCTAGTGATTGTATTTAAAGATAATCCTCCACCATCTTTTTGTACAAAACAAACATTACCACGAGAAAAAAACCTAACATGTTCAATTATTTTTTGTATATTCTTATGATATGATACACCTGGATTACGTATTATTGATCCACGCCAATCACAAAATCCGTCTTGTAGTTGTACTAAGTGTTGATTCTCTCCTGTATCCAAAGATGATTTATCTCTAGATGAGTCAATACCCATAAAATTAGTATAGGTATTACCTTGTGTTTTAACTCCAGAAGCTGACTTTATAGCCATTACGTTGTGTCTTCAGTTGGCACACCTGTCTTAGCTGTTACTGAATTAGAATCCGTCTTACTAGTTTCTGTTCCAGTAAATGTATCATACTCTTTTCCTTGTAAGTAAGATTTATTTGTTGCACCATCAACAGGGATCATTTGTAGTTTAGAAGTTCTAGCATGTTCACGATATAATATTTGGTTTAACATTTGATTATATAGTGGTCCATATATCTGCACTTTGTCAGATGCTTGTTGAGTAGCATACTTAAATAATAAACCATTTACCATTATAGTGTCTGGTATTGATCTAGAGTCTGTCATGTGTGTATAATATTCTATTTCATAATTATCAGAGAAATAAGGATGTACTCTTACATCTTCTATTATCTCATTAGCAAAATCTATAAACATTAATAAAACATTACCATCTACAGATTCTGGAGCAAACTCACCATACCTTCTTAATGCTTGCATAGATAGTTTCTGTAATGGTGAATACACATCTCTGATGTGTGGATTAGAATTAGATACATGGTTTTTATTTAGATGTAAGTCACCATCAGTAGTGTAATGTTTCTTTACATCTACTTCTTGTGATCTTGGTAATCCACTTTTAGTATTATTTATATTACTAGTAGAAGTGTTACCCTTACTATCTGTATAACTATTCCCCATCTATTATTACCATCTGCCCATCTTTAACTAGAGAGTTTCTCTCAAATCTTTCTTTATATTTCTTTGGAACTTCAAATACAACATTGCCTGTATCTTCATACCATAATCCTCTTATTAGTTCGTCTTGATATTCATATCCTATCCTCACATCAAATAATCTTTCTTGAGGAATTGTTGTTACATACAGCAATGATTCTTCTTTTGCTGGTTGCTTAACTTCTTTGTAAGCTTTTAATTTAGCTGATGACTGTTTCTTTACAGTCTCAGTTTTAGTAGTCGCCATTCCTTGTGTAGGTGTTGACATATATTCTCCTTAAATAAAACAACCCAGAGGCATGTAGCCTCTGGGTTACAATTAAGTAAAATAACTAGGAAAGTCGTCCTATTAGGATAGACTATTCCAGTTTTTAATAACTGAGTGTACTTTATCTTGCATTAACTCAAGACCACATTCAGTGAGATACTCATGCTTTGAAGCATCCTTATCAGCAGTTTGTCTGTTTTGTAACAGAGTTGTATCTCTACCTTCTAAGAATCTGTACTTCAAGAATGGGAAGTCAATGATAACCATATCATTAGCCATTCCAGGAATCTGACGGAATTGTGGGTGAACATGCACCAATAATTCACCAGCATAAGTTGAATACTTAGTGAAGTTAATTCCATAAGTTCCACTTACAACAGTTGGCTGCCATCTAGCTTTACCAATTTGTTGTAATAGGTTAGCACAAGTAGTTCCACAGAAAGCAATCTTTTGTTTGCTTCCAAATGCAAATACTGTGTCAGAAAGTAGGTTATCAAAACCTGTTTCACTTAGTACGTTAGCAGATGAATTTGATGCTTGATCTAACACATTAGTTATCTCATTCATAATTCCACCAGTGTAACGTCTTGGTGTAGCAGTTGATCCACTTTCTTCTACTTTCTTACCAAAGAACATAGCTCTTTCGATATCGGACATGTGCATTTTTAGTGCTTTAGTCATGTACTCATCTTCAGCATCGCCAGTTCTTCTGTAAGTTTGTTTCAAAGTATTTGAAACTTCAAACGCTGTTCTAAAGATCTGCGTGTAGTTGAACGCCACAGTAGGATCAAAAGATAAAGCGTCTGGTGAAGTATCACCCTCTGAAGCAGCAAAGCCAGCGATGAATAAATCATCGTTGTCATTCATAGTTAGAGATCCTCCAGCTATGTTTCTTGCAACTGTAATTCTGTGGTTCGCAGTGTCACCAGCAGCAGTTGCTCTCATTACTTCTCCAGTTCTTGAGTTAACAACAATAGAGCCTGCAACAACGTAAGGCACACCAGGATCGTTAGTATCTAACTGAAGTGTTGTAGCCGTAGCGTTATAGCCTGAACCATTGTTAATCTTTAACTTACGATCAGGTAGTTCGTCACGAAAGTTATTATATTTTGGGTCATCTGTAGACTGAGAAGATCCCATAGATAGCAACGCATTTAGCGGTGCAGATCCATTAGGTTCTAACAGAGTATACAGCTCCCTATAATTTGTGGGTCTGAAATCTGTACCGAATTGACCAGTCCCACGTAAGCCGTTTATACCAGCCATAATTACCTCCTATAAGGTTGTTACGTGTTAATAATTAAAACTAAAACCAGCCAAACGCATACATCGTTTAAGCTAAAAAATTTGCGTGAAAGGATAGAGGCTTATGCGTCTTATTCAGGCAACACTATACTACAAAAAAATATGTATTTGTGTCTACCCTTTTTTATGTCTGTTTGCAAAATTACGAGCTGCTTCAACTGAACCAAATCCCCACTTCTTTAATGCTAATGCCTTTCTAGTTGGGCGACCTTTCTCATCTTTCATTGGTCCTTTCATTCCTGCAAATCTAGCAGCAAAGGAAACTCTTCTTGGATTAACACCTTTTTTTACTGGAGGTTTTAAATTAGATCCTTCTTTTCTT